CGATTCACTAAACATTTTCTATAAATAGATTCATGTTGAGTATCAGCAGTTGGGCTTTCAATCCAAAAAACTATTCCACCCCAAAAAGTGCTATTTTGATCTGCTACCATTTTACAATGTTGCAAATCATTTGTTATTTCTTTGGCTTGGTCTGTATTGAAAGTTCCTGATTTTCCAGCAGTATCAATTATAGGATTATAGGCACACCCATTTAATAGAGTGCAGACGAGTATCGTCATTAAGTACATTTTTTTCATAACTGTTATCTCTCTCTCTTTAAATTGCTAAAGCTGGATGATATTTTATGTTGTGTATCTTCCATGCTAAAGCTTTTTTGTTGTACCTTGCTTTCTTTAGCTTTTCCAACAGGTCTTGTTCTCTCACTATCTGCTTGTCGTACTTTGCTTGAAGCTTCGGTAGTTGCTTTTGCATCTTGCTTCTTCTCCTTTACAAAGTTTGCTACTGAATCAACAGTAGTTTTGGGATGGAACACCACCCCAAAATCTTTATACATTTCTTCTAGCAAATTATATGACTTATTTCTAGTGTTAATTGTGAATATTAATCCTTTAGATTTAGACATTATTTGCTCTCCTTTTTAACTCTATTAAAATCAATTTTAAGATGTGGTTGATCGTTGACCATAATCTTATTAATTTTAACTTCTAACTTTTCATCATCTTTTAATCTATCAAGTTCTTTTGCAATTCCTTGATCTATTATTTTATTTAAAAAGTTAAAATAATCAGACTTACCCATACTCATTACTGCTAATTGCTGTAATGCTTGATTCATAAGTTGATCTTTTATTATATTTTCTTTAGGCATTATTTATCTCCTTTTAGGTTGTTGTTTTTATCTACTATCTGACCTGTATCTCTACTTTTTGGATAGTAGCCCTCTTGATTAATACTGTTTTGCCATCTTGCTAATCTCTCAAACAATACTTCATCAAAGCTTTCCCAAGTAAAGTAATTTGTAGGTAATAGTTCTCTATCTACATTTAGTTCAATAGGTTTTGCACCCATTCCAGCTACTATTACTCCAAACTTTCTTTTGGGATTATTCAAATCTGTAACTTGATATTTTACTGTTACAAAATATTCTTTTGAATAATATTTGTTAGGTCTTTTATCTCCAATGCTTGTGACCTTAATTAAGTAATTACCTGATTTAAGTTCAGATAATTTTTGATTTAGATTATCCATTTGCTCTCTCCTTTTCTAACTTTTCTTTGTTTTGATCTATATAACTTTGGGCTTCTTTTTTTTTAAGAAAATAATTATCCCTACTAATCCAAGTCTTATTATTAATTGTAATCATATAATGAAATAGTCTTTTTGTTCTATGTACTTTATTTATTCCTATCATTATGCTCTCTCCTTTGGTGTTGGTTGTAGTTTCCAATTTTTTATAGCTGTTTGGAATCTGTCAATATCAGCTTGTATTTGGTCTTTGTAATCAGACCAAATTTTTACTAATAACTCTAAAGTTATTTTACTTGTATCTAATGGTAAATCTTCTCCTACCATCTGTCCTGAAAACATAATAGATGGTCTTTTCATTCTTCTTACTATTGTATGAACTTTTTTAATATCTTCAGGGCAAGTTTCATCTTTAACATATCTTGCAAAGTATTTACCTGAATCTCTTTCTTGTTGTCTATATTTTCTAATCATTTCGTTTGGTAAATTTCTGTATTCTTCTTGTGCTTTTTTATAATCAATAATTCTATTGATTGCTCTTTCAACAGAAGAAGCATCAGGCTTTTCTTTTAAAACTTCTTCTAATAATGGTCTTAAAACTTTCTTAACATATTCTATTTTAGATTTAGGAGATTTTTCCCAACAATGAAATCTTGCACCAAAGCAAACATTGTTTCTTTGACCAAAACCAATATAGAAACCATGATCTGCAATAATATTTTTTTGATTATCCATATTAACTAATTCCCAATAGTCATGGCAGATACCACAAGTAGCTTTATCTTCTAATTGTGCTTTTCTTAATCTTTCAGCTTCGTAATCTTTTTCTAAATTTTTTGGTCTTTTACCTGATCTTACATTTGGTTTTAAAGATAATAACAACTCTTGGTCTTTTTTAAGATTTGGAAAATCTTTGTAAAGTTGAGTCATATCTAAATCAACAACATACTCTTTTGTTAATGAAATATATCTACCACTATAATTATTGTAAGTATTAAAAGTTGGATAGTGATAATTAAATTTATCAGGGTTATATAAACTTTTAGTTTTAGTAGTTTTTTTTAATAAACCTTTAAAGAATTTTCTGTACTTATTAAATTCAGAATTAAAAATATGTTTGCTCTCAATGATGTGATTAAAGTTTTCAAGTTCCTCATTGATAAAACCTTTTAGTTCGTTGTAAGTATAAGTTTTTTTCATAATGTCCTATTATGTTCATACTTTCGGTTGAATTACAACCCCTAAAATAATGGCTTAAAACCTAGCTTATTTAACATTAGATACAACTAAAACGATAATATTTAGTGTTTTTCAAATCAAAGCAAATCAGATATAAAGATAAGAGTTATGAAATTTAAAAATTATATGTTAGAGAGATACTAATGCGTAAGCAGTTTAAGTATAATATTTTCATAACATACTTTTAGGTTAGTGTTGGGCTTCTATCTCTCGGAAGCCCAGCACATTAAAAAGGATTTGATATGAATGAAAAAATAGAAGATATAATTGAAACACTTAAAAAAGAAATCATAAGCCTTAAAAATATAATAGATTCCAAAGAATTAGAAATTACAACTTATAAAAGTGTAAATGAAGATCACAGAAAACTTAATGGCCAATTAAGAAAAGAAATAGATGAATTAAAGTTAGCCAATGTTCAGGTAGTAGAAGATGTTAAAAAAGAAGCCGACAAACTTATGATAGAAAAAATTAAAAAGTATGAAAAACAAATTAGACAATTAAAAAAAGATGCAAAAGAGATGTTGCAATATCCATGATATTTTTTGGCTATCCAATACATAGAAAACATACAAAGATTATAATTATAATTTTAATTATTTTAGTTGGATTATTATTATCATCTTGTAAATATGATTTTGACCCAAGAACATCTATTTTAAAATATACTTTTAAAACAAATAACAAGGAGAAATAATGGAAACAATGAACCTAAATAGTAAAGAAGCATATAAAAAAATGACAGAAGCTTCTAATAAATGGAGTGAGTGGGCAGAGAAAGCTATTGTGCTTGATGAGGGTAAGAAAGCTATGTTTTCTAAATTATTTTTAAAATACAAGCTTGATACTAAAACTGTTATTGAAGCCGATCATAAAGCTAGAACTGACCCTGAGTATAAAAAGATTATTGAAAGTTATGCCCATGCTGAGAGTCAGCTTATAAAAGCAAAATTAATGTATAACAATTTAGATCGTTACTTATCTGTTAGACAAACAGAAGTAAAAAGAGATTTAACTCTTGCTGGAAAACAAGATGGATAAAATTCTTAGATGGCCATATGCTCCCATCCGAGATAGACCCATAACCGAGAGGGTATGGGTCGCCTTTAAGCCACAAGGTATTAAATTAAAAAAGGAGAATAATTATATGTTGTATGAAAAACTTTGTGGCTTAATGCCAAGTGATATTAAGATGTTCTAAATTAGTATCTTTTGTAATCTTCTTTGAATCATACTTATAGGAAATAAGTAATATATCTTCATATTTTTTAAAATCGTTTATCATTTGTGTAAGCTTTGGATGAGATGGTTCTGTATCAATAAATCTTAAACATACAAAATGACCATTAGGATAATAAGGACTCTCTAGCTGAAATTCTGCTTCTATGATTACTGCATCTATATCCATAAATACTCATTATTTTTTATTGTTCTTAAAGATTTGTGTTCCCTTTATTCCAAAAATACTCGCACATACTAAAATCCAAAGATTAGTGAACCATGATGGGAGTGCTTGGAAATGTTCAAAGAATAAATTAATTTTTGCCATAGCTTCAGGGTCGTCTGACCATACACCATAGGCCAGAACCAAAATTGGCAAAGTTAGAATTAATAAAACTATTTCATCCTTATAGTCGTTTTGTCTAGCTTCTAAAAGTTTTCCTTGATATGCTTCTTCGCCTTTAGCCATTTTTTCTGCGTGGAGATATTGTGCATCTGCCATACGCATTTTAGTTTCTTGTCTTTTTTTATAGATATGACTACCAGCACTCATAGCCATTTTAATTGCACTTAACCACATTTTAAATCCTTTGCTAATTCTGCATAATGTATAATTTTATCGTATCTTTCTTTATCGCTTTCGCCATTCTTTTTTCTTATAGCATATTTTACAATATTTCCATCTATGAAATCTAAATTATGTTCTACAATCAATTCTATTGGTTGGATTTTTCCTTTATAGTGCTTACCCCCAACTTGCCTTGTAATCGCTGAATTAGACCCCTCTATGCTCGTTTTACATCCACAATTTTTGCACTTTGTCATACTATTTTACCAATCCACTTACCATTCTTGTCTAGCACCATTGGATAGAGAATTGGTTGTCCATCAACTATTGCACCTGTTCCTATTACAAATCTTAAACGAAAGTTTTTTGCGTAACCAAAAGCTAAAGAACTTTGTTTTGTTAAGCATCCACATTGTAAAGACCAAACTAGATTACTTGGATTGCTAAAATATTGGATATTAAACTTTGAGTGGAAATGGAACTGACATACATTTTTGCCATATTGCATAGCAAGTTTTAAACCATCTGCCGCCATTCCATGAGTAAAATAACATTCAGAACCATCGCTTAGTTTAATGTTTAAATCTTCAACCCATTTCCAATTATTATCTACTTCTAAAAATTCATTATATGATCTTAGATAAGCTTTAGGCATACCATGTTTTAATGCTCGTCTATAAATTAATGATGAGTGATTAGAGTGTAATAATATCATTTTAGGAAATATCTTTTTAAGTTCCCAAATATATTTTTTACTAATTTTTAATTCATCTCCAGCACTAGGAAGATCAGGGTCGCTATCGTGAAATGATAATGCGTGTTTATCTAATTCATCTCCACCATTAACAATTAGATCAGGTTTTAATTTTTTTTTTAAAGCTTTTAAAAAGTCAAATGCTTGTGGATGATGGTATGGAATATGAAGATCAGAAATACATAAAATTGCTTTGTACATATAATGTTCTTTATATGTTATAAGTTGTGTTAATGCAATATTAGTGGGATTACATCTTCTTTTTTTTGTAAGTATAAGATTTTCCTTTACCTGACTTACCAGATTTTTTTGGAAGTTTCTTTTTACTTTTATATCCAATTCCTTTTGGCATTTTTTTCTCCTGTTTAAATAAACTATTAAAAAATTCTATACCTCTAAAAAACATATTCATCAATTAACAACCTTACCACCAGACCATTTCATATCTGGTAATCCATTTTCATAATTCTTTCCATCAAATCTTAAAACTTGTTTTCTATTACTACCCTCTGCATAAGAACAATGAATCCAACCACTATTAGCTTCTCCTGTCCAATATTCTAAAATCAGTTGGTCAAAATCGCAATTAGCTTCAATCCATACTGCTACTTGAAGATTAGATACTCCAGCTATTTCAAAATCAACTGCTTGTCCTTTTGCATGTTGTGATGTTTTTTTGCTACCAATAGCTTCGCATAATTCTTCAGAACGAAATCCTGAAGTAATAATAATTGGTTTATCAAATTTTGCTCTTACAGGCTCTAATACTGTATAGCATAAATCGGTTAAGTTTTTTATTTCTCCACTACCAGCTTTGTTCTCAATTCCTTTACGAACTGCGGTCATAGATTTTTCAAATTCTTCTAATTTAAAATGTTTTGATAATTGCATAATTATCTCGCGTTACAAGGTACTCCATTAGAATT